CACATCACTCTTCGATCTGGGACCACTATGGATATGCCCGTGGAGATTGATCGACCCTCTCTTAAAATGTGGCCAAGTGGCGAGAGGGAAGTGAGAAACCATAAATTCATGCTCACGAGTGGGTTTATCTTCATCAATACCACTGATAAAAATCATAGCAGTATCTGAAATGACTTCTACTCGCTCATCCACTTTCTTGAACTGATCCTTATTATCATGATTACCAAGCACGATGAATATGTGCGAACCCTTCAATTCTCTCAATTTCTTCTTCACCTCCCAACAATCCTTCTTCCAATAGAAATCCCCGAGAATAAATACTATATCTTTCTCTCCAACAACCTCGTTCCAGTTATCAGTTAACGCTTTATTCATTACCTTCACATCGCTCCAAGGGCGATTACAAAATGTCATCACGTTTGTATGATCAAAGTGTTGATCCGATGTGAACCAACACTTAGCACCTTCTTGTAAATGTACGTGTATCCTATCCATTACCTTTTATCGTTACATTCATTCCACCTACGAGCGATTTCCTCTCCAAATGCTTTTGCATCCTCGAATGTCTTATCGGCAGATACAAATCGATCATCGTCATATAGTTTGATCTCTCCCATAGGGACATTCCAGTTACCTGCTTTGATACAAAGTTCTACTGTTCTATACTTCCACTTCGGAACACAAACCATTTCCGCATCTTTGGTGTCGAAACTTCCGTCGACAAAATCCATCTTAGGAGTAATGTTCATTATTCTGTTTAATTTATGATTTTCTTAATAACATCCTTACCGAATTTCACCACGGCTCCTGTGTCTTTGTTTTTACAGACAAATTCGTCTGCTCTCACATCGACTATGACCCAATGTTCTCTTTTGTATGTAAAGGAATCTCCAATTCCAATATGCATTAATACTTTATCTGATTTATCCATAATTTAATTTATTTATTTACATCATCATATATACCTAATATACTCCTATCATAATCATTGCCGAATGTCCCAATGAGATTGTGCTTATTGGTAAAAAACCTACGTAATCTTATTGCAATTTCTTCAGTAATGGGTGTTTTTTGACTTACTTCAACTCTCACACCAACCTCCCTCAGCACCTCATCACATAACTCCTTCTCCCTTATCCATACAGTCCAGCCCAAATCATCATACACACAACCTTCTCCTTCGACATAATGTGGATGTAGTAGATTAATTATCTGATAGTCCAGGGTCATACACTTATTGTATATTAATATTTATTTTTGCCCACTTATCTACCAACCCCACGATCCATCTCTTCCAAAACGGAATATCAATTCTCTTTTCAAAGATCTCTCTAATCATCCTATCATGCCCAAAAGCATAATCATGAGCTGCTTTAACAGGAGCAACGAAGAACCACTGTACTGGTGTGAGTTCTATATCAGTAACCTCATTTTCTTCGTTTTTATCGAATGAAAATTGAGATTCTATCTGTTTTATATCACTCACCTTTATCGCTTTATAAAAAGAACATATAACGTTCTGCGACTTTGAATATATGTTAGTACTTACCGAAGCTAACTCCAATGACCCATTTACATATACACCAGTCTCTTCATAACACTCTCTCCTTGCTGCGTCTTCAAGTGTCTCATCAAAGTCCAGATACCCACCGGGCACATTCCACTTTCCAACATTATTTGGACTACCAGCTCCTCGTTTAGATGTTAGAACATACCATCCATTTTTATTATCCGGGTTTGCTGGATGATACACATAAACAAACAGATACATCGAACAAGCTACTGATCGACTGTACCAGAGAGTTTGACCATCGTGTTCAAAAGAAAAGTTTTTCATACTCTTTTTAGTTTACACTCAGTACCTGCAGACAATCGGGATAATTATAATATACTTTCACCTCTGCATCCTCTGCATCTTTGCATTCTACATTGACGACCTTGGTTTTACCATTGATGGTCTCATAAACAACTCTATACTTATTCATATCACTTCAAATGTTTCTTTATATCTTCAATTTTTCCCTTAAATTCCTTTATCATCTCCTCAATCTCACCCACATCTTTTCCTTTCTTTTTCCAATCACTCTTCTTCACAGAGAGATTATTGAGTCTCTTTTTCATATCAGCGAGATTTTTCTCACTATACCACTGAGCTTCAAAAACTCGCTTATTTTGAGCTTTCTCCTGCTCAGCAATAGAATTACTCAGTTCTTCCGTTTGCTTTGAAATTTGAGCAGTTTTTGTGCGATTTACAACGGCTTTCTTGACTTCTTTGGTTTTCGCATCTTTCCTACGGGCTCTGGGTTTCTTAATAAGGCCTTCGTCGAAAATATAATCCAGTGCCTGTCCGAAGACCTGATCCCAATTCCAATCTCTCTCCTTTTCGTTCCACCCATCGGTGATGGTAAGCACTTTCACCTTTGCTCCTTCGATCCACACATCGAACAATGTTGTTCCATCAGCCTTGGTCTCCAAGCCACCTTCAAATCCACCCCAGTCACTGAGTTTCTCCCAAGCCTGATCCCAAGACAGGTTCTTACTAGTACCCGGTTCAATATTATTAACTAAGGTCCAAATTTTTGTACTGACTTTCTTACTCATATCTTTCTAATACGTTTCTATCATAACTATCACAAACCGCCTCACAGAGCTTCTTATATAAAGTTCTGATCCTACCGTATTCTAAACCATACTCCCTCAAACACGCCTTTATGTCCTCGACCTCTTGTTCGGTGAACTCAAATACGTACGTGGGATACGTGGTTTCTGCAGGTTCATCCGTGAACTCAAACAACGATTTAAATACTTCTTTTATCTTCATGTATATATTTAACAAAAAAAGGTTAGAACTTTAAAAAATTCTAACCCCCACTCCTATTCCTAACTGTGGTCCAATACCAAATGTCTTATGTATTAAATCATACTGTCCGCCGAATCCTCCATATACACCAAAAAACCATCTTCGAGGTTTCTGAGCAAATCTCCCCCCGTCTACTACAGCACCTTCTATTTCGGTTACTTTAAAATATGGATTGGGGGATGTAACAAATATTGTATAATCATCTGTCAATCCTACTTTCAATGGAACGTTCATCCAAATATTATATACATACATTTCTGGAGATGAAGGATTCTTAAAAGAAAAGGTCTCATCGAACTGAAACCATTCGTTTCTATGATGCATTAGATAAGATCGAGATAAAGTATCGTGTACTATCTCAGTAACTCGGACTGTGTCTTTAATATCCAGACGAGATTCGAGTTTGCTTATATAAGCAAGTTGACTGCCGAGTTTTTTCTCGTAATCCTTTACCTGTTTCTTTGAAATTCCAAGTGCATCTTCGAGTTCTCGTTTCTCTACTATCAACGACCCCTTCTCATAAAGTAACTCACCATATCTCGTCTCTACCAGCTGGACGGAATCTTGCAGAACTTCATAATTATGTTTCCAATTACTCACGGATCTCCAGAGATTACTATTATATATTCCGAGCCCTATCACCACTAACCCAAGAGCAACCACTGCTCCTAAAAGATACTTATTTAATGTTTCCATCTTTATCCATTGTATATATTTTACCTCCAATCTTCCATTTACCATCCTCACCTATTCCCTCTACTATTTTCCTCGCACATTCGCGACAACGTGTGTAAAACCAACCAATGTGGAGAGTACCTACTTCTTCTTCCGATCCACATTCTTCACAAACAGTCCATGACTGTGCCTCCGCATCCTCTACCATCTTACGAAATTCGTCAATAGTATCTGTAGAGACATTATCTGCTGCCCAATAGAACCTCAAACCGCCAAATTTCTCCTTAATTTGATGAATTTCTATACTAGATCCCGGACTATGTAGTTTGTTATATGCATTTACATAATCAATGAGGGGTTGATAGAGCTTTGCCCATCCACTTTCACATTCTGCCCCGAATGATTCGTATGGCGTCCCTTCTTCTGGCTGCCAAAAAACTTCTTCGTTATCCATAATATTGTTATCCATAATATTCTGTTGATATTTCATTTAATCCTTTAATTCTAGTTGTATTATAAATCCCGGTATATTGTTCTATTTGGAGATCTTGAATCCTTTGCTGAAACAGCTGTTTAATATCTTCAAACAACAAATTGATAATTTCAGCGAGTTTATTTGAATCTCTTTTTCTATATTTTTTATTATTCTTATCCCTCCACACTTGTTCACAATACATATCTCCCAAGTCCACCCATCCGTCAACCATATTGGATATACAATTTAATTGTTCGGGGACAGTAATAGAGTTGATAGTATCAACTATCTTATTATATCCGTCAAACACCTTAGTAAGATTCTCAAAATAAACACTCATATTGCAATATAATTTAACTAATATTAAATAACAAAGAGAGGACTTATATTTAATAAATCCTCTCTCGCGATATATCAATAATTTCAAAATTAATTCTTAAGGAGATATCCTTTTACTGCATCGAATGCACTTTTGTAATAATTCTTAAAAGCATCGATCACAGGGAAGGCATTATTTAGTAACGTCAATCTTTTTTTAGCTTCATGCATCTGTCTTTCGAGCTCGGTGATTGTTTGCTTACTTTCGCCGTAATCAGTATCGATCTGAGTCCGAACTTCTTTTATCCTATTAATCAATTCAAAAGCTTCCTCTACAGTTATCTTATTAGTACCCAATACGTTAACCAGTTGGTTATATGCAGTACTGAGGATCTTATCCGCATATGCAAGAGACTCTTTGTTAAGCTTATCATCTTCTCCTACAAGTCTGTCAAGATAATGTGCATTATCATAACTTCCGAAGAACGGGAGAAAATCATCGGCAGCGAAATGATAATTTTCTTCATCCTGGGCAGCGAAATGATAATTTTCTTCATCCTGAGGAGTTTCTTCTACTATGTTAGTTGAAGAAGATGCCGAAATACTCTCACCTGTGCTCAACAACCTATTCATTTCTTCATTATAATCCTTAACATTGTCAAATTCCTTACCGTTAACAATTCCTTTAAATACTACTTTTTTCATTATAAATAATTTTTATTTTATTCTCTCTTCGAGTTGTTCTATTGTCTGTACACCAACCGTTCTTGAATCTACCACACCATTCTTGATAACAAGAACAACAGGTATATTTCTTACACTAAACTTATCTACTATTTCATCAGCTTCATCGGCTTCTACATCAATAAAATACACATTCTTGTGAGAGTCTTCAATACTTTCTATGTTTTTCTGCACTACCTTACAAGGACCACACCAAGGAGCGCCTATCTTAACGAGACATACTTCGTGTTCTCCTATAGCTGTTATAAAGTCTCCATAATTATTAATTGTTATCATTCTTCCAAAATTTATTTGTTATATCAGTACTTATAATCTGCTGTTGATTATATAGTCTATCTATTTTATATAACCTTTGATTTGTATGGGGATTGTCCAGGGGACCCAGACTTTCTACATAAGGTCCTACTTTAATATAGTCAAAATACCACCCTACTTGATAGAAATCTAAACTTTCTTCCCCACTGTACCATGCAGTTTTATATCCATATTTCATACTAACATGAGCTGCTAGTTGACAAAGATCATATTTATATCTATCACCACCTAGGAAAAGTACACATGTGATCCCTGGATTCTTTTCAATAAGTCTGTCTAATGTCTCCGGAGTCAATTCCTCTCCTATATCCTTTCTCAGATATGGACTATGACACCCTGGACAATGATGAGGACAGAGACTTAGATTAAGTCCCAGACAAATCTCATCTGGAACTTCTGCGAATACTACTTGAGTGTCTTGTGGGATGAATTTAATCATAATTTAATATAATTATTTTTGTTTTAATTTTTTACCACCAAGTTTCCAACCATCATTTAAATATTTTTCAATCTCGTCTTGAGGAACATGTTTATATATACCATCTTTATTTATCCATCGATGTCCTTTATATAAAGCTTTATATGTACCGTTTAAAAATAAAGGATCATCATTATGAACAGTTAACTTATTTCCTTTTTCATCGATTACAGTTACTAAATTTTTTCTATATCCATTAAGCTCCCCCGTTTTAAATCTAGGATCGCCTTTTTTAACTTTTATTTTGTTTCCGATTTTGTCTTTAACTATTAAATATCCTTTTGTTAATCCAACCAATTCCCCAGTTTTCAATCTTTCATCATTTTTATTGATTCGAATTATATTTCCGTCTTTATCTTTCATCATATACATCCCTTTATTTATATGTTGATATTTTCCGTTTATATAATCCGGATCATCGACGGATACTCTATGTGTTTTACCACTATCATCATTTACAACAACATATCCTTTATTGACAGATTCATATTTTCCGTTTATATAATCCGGATTTAATACTGATATTTGAAATGCATTTCCATTTTCATCTCTCACAACTGCATACCCCTTAGTATTGTGTATCAATTCTCCAGATAGATATCGGGGATCATCATATCTAACTCTAACAACATTTCCTTCTTTATCTCTTGTATTAATCCAACCTCTGGTTATTGGTTTATATTTTCCTAATATGTAATCTGGATCATCTATTGATATAAAAACTTCATCATCATTTTCATTTAAAACCATTATCTCCCCAATATGTTCTTTTCCGAGGCCCCCAACATGTTCATTATAACAATTTTTACTATTAACAAGTTCTTTTGTTACAATCTCTTTTTCTTTTAAAAATGCTTCTTCAGCATTGTCAAAAAACATTAAATATTCTTTTGTAAAATTTGATATTCCATATTTTTTAATAGCTTTTTTAATTGCATTTCCGGACCCCATATATCCGTCATTAAGATCATCTGTGTTATGTACCCCAATATAAAATTTGGAATTTATATTATTTGTAATTTTATACAAATAGTGATATTTGTGTTCGTGTGGTTTTATCATGTTAGATATCCTATTATATTAAATATATAATAATTTGAATTATATGTATTTTAAAGTCAAATTTTGGTTAGATAACTTATAATAAAAATAAAAAAGAGATTGATAACTAGTCAATCTCTTTACTATATACTCTTGTTCTTTGTTCAATCTGTCGCCCTTCGTTCCAATTACGTATTCTTGTGATATAACCAATAATTCTGTCGTACGAATCAATCTTTTTACTTCCACATTGTGGACATTCTATAATGGGATGTTTTGTTATAAAACCACAATCCTGACATTCACAATTCGGAACATTAAATCCTGTATAGCTACACCCAACATTTGCTGCATATGTCAATATCTTAATATATTGTTCTTTGGACAAATGATTATCGAGATTTATATGACAACTTTGTCCGCCGTCCAATCTATCACCGGCGTAGTCTCTACCCATCATTCTTATTTTTTCAAGAACTGAAGTGTTAGGATTGTTTGGTTTAAAAATATAACTCGCGTAAAGATTTGTATCATTAGGAACCCAATAACCATCTTCTTTATCCCAATTATAATTCTTAATAGCAAGACTCTCTGCTGGTACTTGTTCGGTGTTGAATGTTAATTTGTGATCATTGAATTTACAATTATGTAATGAATTTTGTTCTTTCACTAATTCAAATATAAATTGACAAAATCTCTTATAATCTTCATTATCACTACATGTCATCCCAAGATATTCTGCGGCTTGATTTAATCCATTTAAACCTATTGTCAAATATTGCTTATTAAGATCAATAAATCCTGCTTTATATGCGGATAATAAATCCGCATCATACATATCCCAGAGAAGTTCATTGTATGCTGTATGATACTTGTACACTCTTTCAAGTATATCTATCATATAATCCTTTAAGAAACTCGTATTCTCTCTCCACCCACCATTTCTCTTTAATCCATACGCTCTATCGCAATCTTGAACAATTCTTGAGAGGTTAAGAGTAATAACAGATTTACTACCAGTCATAATACCCATATTGCCGTTTGTGAAATTAAATTCCCTTGTTTGTAATTTCGAACGCAATCTACAACACGAACTAAGACTATCCACAGTATCACTAATGTATGTAAAGAAACTATGTCCTCTTGCATACTCCTCACATACAAACTCAAACATATCTTCATCTTCAAACTTCCCATCCTTATAAAGAAGTGCAACAGTTTCAACCGGGAAGGTGAGGATACAACGGAGTCTTTCCTGGTTAAACCATTTCATAAACTCTTTCTGCACCCAACAAAGACTCTCCCAATCAGGACGCGTACCATCAGGGAAGACAAAATCCCCAAACATTCCTTTAAAAAATGAATGGTCAAAATAAGAAAAATTCAAAAATGTAGATTGATAACCTCGAGCTGCTGCTGGTTGGTTTATGGTATATATGATTTGTTGCCAGTACTGATGAATTTGACTAAGGATTGTTTTCTCTTTAGTCAAAGACTTACCTATCACTTCATCCGAACGTTTCCAGAAATCATCACCCCATTCTTTCTTACAGAAGTATGTAAAATAAAGTAATGCTTCGCTCACAGCCACTGCACCAGCAAACTGACTGCTTACTGCAAAAATAAAATTACATAACATTCCACAATAAGAATCTAGATTCTTCGGTGCAGCACTCAAGCCACCGAGCTCTTTAATTCCATTAGTAAGAAAAGGATAAAGAGTAACCGATACACAATACGGGGCGATTGCACCAGCAAAACTACTTTCATCGTGTTTATAAATGATATGATCTTCCAAATCACGAACATATTGCTTTGCATTGAAATTTGGGTAAATTTCTTTAAGTTTATCTGTGATCATTGCCCGCGATATTTGAATATTGTCTGGTTTATGTATCTCGGAGTTAAGTATAGCGATATTCTTATTTGCTACATTACTATTATCATCAACAGTAGCGTTAGCCGTATTGGAACTTTGTTTGTATTTATTAATGAAACTCTTTTTCTTCTCTATATAGTCTTCCCTCGCATCCTTCTTATTCTTCCATGACTGATATACAGCAAGCATATCTGGATCTATCTCTTCAAAGAGATGTTCGAGTTGACGTCTGATGCTACTGCAAAGAATCCCATCGTATATATAAAGTTTTCCAACAAGCTCTTTTGCAAACTCATTTGAACACTCCTGACCAACACCTTTACATACTTTCTTTACAATATTTATAAGTTTCCGCTCACTATAAGGTTCGCTTGAACCATCGCTCTTTCTAACATTAATTTGTGTATTCATATATCTTAATATATTTAAATAATTCGAGAAAAATAAGAGGCATCTGCAAAAACAACTGCCTCTATAGTTATTTGATTAATAATTATTTACGTTTAAATTCTAATTGTAGGTTTGGTCCTAACATTATCTGCACTGTATCAGCATCAAGTACACTCTCGTCTTTGGTTAAAATAAGATGACCATTCCTGAACAACGTGATATATATGTTTTTGACTTTCATAGAATATTGAAACATATCCCAACATTCTTTTTCTACTTTACAAAACAACCATTCTTTTGTGAGTTCTTCCGGGCCTTTATCTATATCTATATTTTGAATGATCTTAATAAATCCGTTAAATATAAGTTTGCATTTATCTTCTCCGGAAACACCAGTCTTCTTTTTGATTCGTTGTGCACTAAATTGTTTATCGAAAGGCCAATAATCTGGATCGCTACATTTATCCAAATCCAATTTAAAGAAATCCCCAAAGGTCATGTCTTTGGTGATGTTCTTTTCACTATCAAACAAACTTTCTTTGAGACTCTTCATATTACTTTCTTTCAAATATTAATTCCAAACCACAAAATCCTATTTTTATTGTTTGTGTATCCTCTAATGACCAATTATTAAGTCTATTTGTTCTATATGCATTTGAATCTTTATTATAAGCGTATGGCAAAGAGCCGGCCCTGAGGAACCTAGTGGTATTAACTATTGATTTATAATATTTATCAAATGACAGTAATTGTTTATTTAATTCGTGATTGGACATTCCTGTTAGTTTTATGTTGAGTACCAACCTGGCTAATCCATTCACAATAGCATCTTCCAAATCCCATTTCTCCCCATACTTTGCTTCTTTCATTATAAGAGATGATTTATATAATTCTGCTATGGGCCACCTTTTTGTAGTTACTTTCCAATCAACAAATTTATATAAGTCTCCAAAGGTTATGTCTTTGGTTATGTTGTCATCAAACAAACTCTCTCTTAAACTCTTCATAATCAAACGATTATTTTACAGCATACCCATGTCCATCAAGCACCGGGCGAGCGAGATCATTGATAACACACTGTTCGTGATTAGTGGCATATTTAATACATTCTTTCAATATATCTTCATCGCTCATCCATCCACGATAATATTTGATATTAGTCATAGCAAGTGGCCATGGCATAATCTGACATGATCCCTCTATAGACCAGTCATCATTATATTCGCCGACCATCTTTACAGGGTCTTCAACAAAATCCCACCAATACATCTCCGGTCTGAGTAAATAAGGTGGACGGTCGGTTGGATACCTGTGTTTATATACACTGAGATCAGTGGTATGATTATCTCCGTTCCACCTCAATACAATCATATATGCACCAAAAACATCAAGATTGGTTGACATCCCATTACAACTGAGAACAAACGACTCTCCGTTGTATGAAATCATCGTTTCTATTTCACCAAACTTAAGTATTGATTTCTCCCCAACCAATTCATCACCATTCCCAGGGGTCTCAATTATAAATGACAACCACCCACTCTTTCCACATATTGGTTTTTGATAAGTTACTACACCTTCGGGGTTTTTAAATCTATATATGTTTCTTGCAACTATATTATTATGATGACAATAAATTTTATCTTGAATTATATAGTCTTTACTAATTTCCTTTCTCATTGAATCTTCAATAAATATATTATAAAGGTTTGTGGCAGCAAAACGAGGAGCAGAGAGTTGAGTGGTTCCACTTTCTCTTTCTTGTTCTGCCATTTCTTTCTCTCCAAAAGCATCTTCATACTTATTAACGATCCACCCATCAATTAAATCACTAAAATCACCTTTGTCGACATTAGTCTTTTCGTTATACTTAACGAGTGCAAGTTTCCATGTGGTTGGTCTCCAAAGGAGTCCTTCATTCTTCTCGTCATATGCAGAATTCACTTCCCAGAGTCTCTTCATGAGCGGAATATAAACAAGATCTCGTTGTTTTGGAAATGCTGTGTCACCAAAAGCCTTTGCAAACTGACTCTTACTCAACTCAGTCTCCCAGTCCACCTCCCAATCAAAATCGAAATCTGTGAGTTTTGGGTTGCTTGATGGCATCTGACCATCAGGGATCATAAGTTTCATTTGTTTGATATCTACTACATTATGAAGAGTCCATTCTTTGAATGTGTAATCCACAGACTCTGGATTCGGAATCACTCGAAGATAATAAATAGGAATTCCAAACATACAGATGACTGAATCAGAAAGTTGTTTCTGTAGTTCTAATGCACAATCGAGCCCCGTATATGGTTGAAAGAGATTTGACCCCTCACAAAAATCTTTTAAAAAGACATTACTTTGATCAAAACATATACTATAACAGTCAGTCAAGCAGTTATTGTAATATACAGACTTTAATCCACCAAAAATCAGGATTCTTAAGAAGTAATCTGATTCTAGATTTTTAGCAAGTGTCATATACTGTGTATAACTCACCCAGCTAGTCCAGCAGACTCCGTCAGTACTCCAACTAAACATGCATTCTGATGTTACATCTATATCTTTATTATCTATGATTCTAACAGGACCATAGACAACTGCTTGTTTAAATGTTATTATGCGTTTTATAGGACATCCAGTCATGTATAAATAGTTTGATTTCCATGATACAAAGTATCATTTAAATAATAAAGGAGATCCTGGTGGGGATCTCCTTTGATTTTTATAAAATTAAAAACACTAAAAACCATGTTGCCTTTAGCGGCTGAGTAGTTCACATTAATAAATATTATCTTTCATTAAACCAAACATCATCATTAAATAATGCTTTAAAATCATCAACCAGTTTCGGATCGACATTCTTTTTGAATTCTACATAATAGTAATCACCATCGTCTCCGTCTTGAAACAAATTAATACAGAAGTTTCTCTTTTTACAACCAGATTCTGCATAGAAATAGTCCCAAGCTTCATCCATATCATCATAATAACCTTCACCCCAGTTACCAAGGAATACTCTGCCGCATTTAATCATATTCTTTTTGACATTATCAAGAATATCCTTTACTTTCTTTTGATCTGTTGGTCTAAGGTCATCGAGTGTTTCCTCAGCAAACTCTTCCCAAGATAATTCATCATTAAGATAATCTCTCCAATCGGCATCTGACCAAAGATAACCTTTGGCTTTACCAGTCAATGCTTCATTTATAAATTCTACTATTGTTCTCATATTGTCTATTTATCTTCCTTGTCCTCTATAAGGTTTCACATAGTTTTTGCTTCCTTTGTTATGTGATGTCTTGGTCTTAGCATGTACTCCTGGTCTCTTCACGTTAGGATGCTCATGATAAGAACTTACTTTTGCTGTTATAATTTTTGCCATGATAAACTAATTATTCTGATTTTTCAATATAGTTCAATATATTTCATTATTTTTCGGGTTCTAATTCAGACTCTTTGACGAGTTTAATCTGATGTTTTTTAATAACATCATCATCAAGACATGAGAATGAAGTAATAAACATTTTTTTCAACCCCACATACACTGCCCAGTTATTTTTAGTTGTCTTCTTCACCCATACTTCTTTCATATTGATGTTTGGATCATATCCTTTACACATATTGACGAACTCGCGATACTTTCTCTCACATCTATCAATATCACCTTCGTTTATCATTTGTACTAAATGTTTCATATGTTTATTCTATTCTTTTTCCGTCTTTTCTTGAAATTAAACAACATCTATTTCCTGTTACTCCTTTCCCATCCACCTTCACCATCTCTTTCGATATAGCGCTGATAGTTCCTACTTGCATTCCATTATATTTCCCATACCCTCCCATCAGAGCATATGCGACTGTGTCTCCGATCATTAATTCCCTGCCTACTATATCGAGGGGCTTGAGTGCATTATTATGTGCTTTTATTTCCGCTAATTTTGCAGGATCTTTCTCCTCATAAACAAATACCACTATAGTAATCTTTGAGTATGGATAATCGCTTTTAAACTGCGAAAGATCGATAGAATACAAACTGATATACAAACCGTCTTTCTTTACCGTTGGGAGTTCCCTGAGTTTTTTATATATTCCAGCCGGCCAGTTGTAATTACATCCTTTATCATACGATATCTTTGAGAAATCCTTAGTACCGAAGAAATCCGACAAAGACTTATGCAAGTTTTTTACCCATTCATATTGAACAGGGTCTTTAGATACATTAAATATACCTTCATTTATTTTGGCACCAAATATTGATTTAAAGAAATCCTTTATTGAGTCAACACCAATATCATGTTTTTCTGTGTCGACATATAAATGGATTTCAACAGCATTACCCTTATAATTCGCGGATTCTGCTGGTGATCTCAATACATCATCATCATTAAACCAAAACTCACCATCCGGGTAGTTGTATCGTTTCTCGTAAGGACCGCCGGGAAGGGGGGGTAATGACCCCACAAGATCGTTCAAAATTCTAACCGTTCGTTCCTTGTAGTCGGCAGATAACTGATATTTTAGTTTTTCTTCGAATATGTAATCTATAATTGGTTTCATGCATAAATAATAAATAAAAAAGAGCCTCATAAGAAGCTCCTTTCTAAAATTATTCTTCCTCGGACTTTAATTTCTTTTTCTTTTTAGTTTTTTGTTTCTTTTCATCTCCTTCATTCTCATCCTCCTCACCATCTTTCTTTTTCTGTTCGTCTTTCATAAGACTCTCAAAAATAGCTTTCACAGAATCGTCATTAAGGAGTTGTTCTGCTACGAGTCCCGCGAGTTTTTTAACTGCACTTTCAAACCCTCCATCCCCAGCAGCCATTGCTGCAGCATTACTACTCTCTCCTCCAGCGAGATGGAGATCTTCAATCTCTTTTTGTTTAAGTTTATCGTTGAGTTTGAGATCCTGATCAGAAAGTTTAAGATACTTCTTAACAAGGAACTCAGATGAGAAGAATTTAATTTCATTACCTTCCACATCCATATCAACCATACTGTCTTTCATTGTCTGGATGTGCTCCACTCGCTTCTGCATAAGTTCGAGTTCCATCATCTCCTCAAACAAGTTATAACTCTTGAATTGAAGACTTACTGCATTAAGTATCTGTTTATTGCCTTGAAGTTCTGGGATATCCAGTGCAAGTTGGATTTGAAGGGGTTTGAGGATAATCTGAGCAAATTGATTTCGAAGTCTATTAACAAATCTAGCAAAATCGATTTCTATTCGTGCTACACTAGTAGCATCCGTACCAAACCAGGTTTCTCCACTCTCCTGATCAAAACGACTAAGAGGAATTTTAGATATCTTATAGAGTTGATTCTTAAAGTACTTCAATTGATCATTATCATTCAAATCTGGTCCATCCCCTCCTATACTTTCTATCTGAGGACTACCGCTATCTCCCTCAGGCATCCAGTATTCTTTATTGAAAGGCATGGTTGATTGACCGTTGATAGTCAACTCTCCGGTATCCGCCATGAACTTGATGTCTTCACGATACCTATTCATAGCACTCACAACAGTTTGTTGACCGGTGGCTTTATTCATACCCTTGATAGGAATAGTGAATTTCATCTTATAGGAACTATTAGTTATAGTCCATATAAGCTGAGCTTGTTCTACAATACGATAGATGTTAAAAGGTCGGATAAGTCTCTCGAGATAACTCACTCGAGAGATAGCATTGGTTTCCTGATATGCTACATAGATAACCTGACTATCAAGAAGTGTACGCTCGCGTCCTTGGATACCCTTGAACTGCACCCAATACCACTTACCATTCTCATACTTACGAGTAAGTGTTGCTGCATCGAGAGGAACCAATCCGATAATTCTTGTAGGTTTTTCAAGCGAATCATACACAATCTCCCAGGAGAGATTCCCTTCAACTAACCATCTTTTAAAGTCATCCCAGGCATTGTATTTCCAATTTAACATCTTATAGAATCTCCTGAAATGGGTATTCATAGAATCCTCAATCTTCTTAGAAGCATCCTTGTCCAAATCCTGTATTTCAAGAGGTTCAATAAATGGTTCTGCAAAGTATGTTAAGTCCCCGTCATATACAATACTCTCATTAGACATAGTATCGAGAATGTCTTCGAGCTCTGGTTGGACTGCGAGTTTTCTCAATGCTTCTCTCTTCTGAGCATAATCCTTTTCAAAAAAATTCTTATCTGCATTACTCTTAACCTTCCAGGAATTAATCATCTGATTAAAAAGATCCTGGTTTTCAAGTTGAGTTTCTTTTGGAAGGAGATTCTTATCTGCGGGGATAGCTCTCATGTTCTTCACTACATCATCGTCGTAATCCATACCCCAACGAGACATGTTAGAGAAGAACTTTGCAATCAAACGTTTCTTTTTCTTCTCTTGTTCTTGTGTGTATCTGGGTTGGAAGTTAGTAGTGACATTAAATCCTGGTATATTCTTTGGATCAAGAGGCTGACCTAATTCATACCCCTCGCCTACAAACACACTACTACCATCACTTTTAAATTTTGTTGATATTTGAGTAGAATCATTCATAGATAAATAATAACGGTTGCATAAACATAAAAAAAGAACTTTCAAAGAAAGTTCTTTTTAAATCCTTTAGGTTAACTTAACCAACCTTTACTTCTCCACTTTTTTAAATATTGATGAAGCTTGGCTGTTGCAGGACTGTGTTGTGTATCTAAAGAGTTATTCCTCTTCCCATTCACGAAGAACATCCTCAAACTCTTCAGCGGTATAACACATGATATCCATTCCACCACCAAATACAATATCTTTCTTGTTTGGATCATATACTACACGAGCATTTGATGAGTCTCTATCGATGTATGAATCATTATACATATCAACCAACTTTCGATACCAATCTTCTGCTGTCAACTTTGTATAATCTTCGGAATCATCATAAATTTCGAATTCATTTTCAAACGGAATAGGATCGAATGATATGTATGCATAATTCTTTTCTACATTTTTAAGACCCTTTTTGATAGAATTAAGCACTTTTGATTTGAGTTGATTTTCATTCTTAACACCAAGATCTGTTACACCATGCCACCCCCATTCGTCTGAGTGTGTGATGTCGATAAGATTACCCTTGTTAGGAATGTCAACAACGTCAAAATCATAATTATTAATCTTTTTAACCATGTCTGGACCTGCTCCGATAACAAGCCATGTCCTATCCGGACTCTCATGATTAAAGAAAGCAACAACCTTTCCAGAAGCTTCCATAATTAATCCCTCGGATAAATACTCTTTAATGTCTTTCATATTATTCCATATCTTCTTTTTTAATGTGAACGCATTTTGTTTTAATATCCTTATACTGAAGATCGAATCCAGGATTGTCAATAATCACCCAACAAAGATTTTTTGTCTGTTTAGGATTGCGTTTAACTTGATCAATATAACCATCAGTAAAAATCATAACTATATCAGCTACTTTTCTTCTGAATCGTGGATCATTGGCTAACATCTGGAAACAAGGAGCTACCTCTGTTCCACCTCCAGCTGCAATGTTAGGTGCTTTCATCTCTTTCTTGAACTCTACGAGATTCTTAAACACCATCACCTTACTCACACCTCTACCGAAGTACATAAGAACCAATTTGAGTGGTTTCTT